GAAAGTGTTTCTAAAGGTGACGTGCAAGCAAAACATAATAATGAAGAAGAATCAGAAGATAAAGTTCCCTTTTAGGGTTGCTCATGGTGGTGGGGCTTACTAGCCCCACCCATTTTACTGGAGGTAGAATGCAAGAAAGATTTAAAGAAATATTTCAAGGGTTTAATGATGCTCATGGATATACATTTAAAACCGGAGAGCGAGATGATCGCGGAAAAGAAAAAGTTAAATCCGGGTTTGAAAGAAAAACAGTTACTGATGAATTATGGCAACGTCATTTAGACGGTGAGTTGCCTGCACTGGGAATTATTCCTATCAATGAAAATAATCAATGTAAGTGGGGTTGTATTGATATTGATATCTACAATTTAGATCACAAAAAACTTATTGAAAAAATTAGAAAACACAACTTACCTCTAACTGTGTTCCGTTCAAAATCAGGCGGAGCTCATGTTTTTCTATTTGTTCAACAATTTGTATCGGCCAAGTTAATGAGAATAAAACTCAAAGCAATAGCAGATTTGTTAGGCTATCAATCCTCTGAAATATTTCCTAAACAAGATGAAGTACTAGTTAAAGAAGGACATCTAGGTAGTTTCTTAAATCTACCATATCACGGTGGTATTAAGAGTATGCGATATGCTCTAAATGAGAATGGTGATGCTTTACAGCTAGAAGAATTTATTGAACTCTATGATCGTGTATCGCTGACCGAGGTTCAATTAGATGAACTAAAAATAATTAAACCAAAAGTCAAAGAAGCTTTTGTGGATGGGCCGCCTTGTTTAAATAAATTAGCCCAAGACGGTTTTGGTGAAGGCGGTCGAAACAATGCACTCTTTAATATTGGAGTCTTTTATAAAAAAGTAGATCCGGATAATTGGAAAGACTTAGTCGAAGAAGCAAATCAAAACTATATGAGTCCTCAGTTAAAAGCTGTGGAGGTATTACAGGTTATTAAATCTTTAGAAAGAAAAGATTATGATAAATACCGATGTAAAGATGCACCAATTAACTCCGTTTGTAATGCAAGTTTATGTAAAACGAAAAAGCATGGCGTAGGTTTTGAAGATGAACAATTACCGGAACTCAGAAACTTAACTAAGATTACTTCTACACCACCGGAATGGTTTTTAGAAGTCGACGGAAAAGTCATTAAATTAAAATCAGAAGAATTACATAGTCCTAATATGTTTGCTTTGTGTTGTCTTGATCAAGCTAATCTTGTGGTGCCGAATGTGGCACCACGTGATTGGCGACAGGTTATTCTCAAAGAACTATTAGAAAACTTACAAGAGATTAAACCTTTGGAATCTTTAAATCATGACAATCAATTAGAAAATTTATTGTATGACTTTACCGTGAATAGAGCACAAGCAAGAACAAAAGAAGATATGTTGAATAAAATGTCGTGGACCGATGAAGGCCATAGTTATTTTCGATTAGAAGACTTCTATAATTTTGCAAGAAGAAACAATTGGGAATTAGATAAAACAAAAACAGGTAACTTATTAAAACAGGCAGGTTGTTTTGTGGAAGAAGTTAGAATGACTTTAAAGAATCAAACACCAAGGATTGTCAAGATTCAAGCAATGAAAAAAACAGAACCTAGTATCTCGGAGGTGAAATATGCACACGACCATTATTAGATGCATGGATTGTGGTAAGAAATATTCTCGAGCAATGATTATGACCATTGAAAATGTTTTACAACCAGGAAGAAAAACAAAAGCCCACGAATACTATTGTATTAAATGTTATAACAAGGAGCACTATGAAGACGATCATACTGGGACCACCGGGAACAGGTAAGACAACTACTTTACTAAACCTGGTGGATCAATTTATCCAACAAGGTGTTAGACCTAAAAAGATTGGATACTTTTCTTTTACCAAGAAAGCTGCAAACGAAGCAAAGCAAAGAGCTGTTGATAAATTTCATTTGGATGAAAAAGAAGATTTAGTTTTCTTTCGAACATTGCATTCTTTTGCCTTTCGTTTTTTGGGTGCAACCAAAGAAGTGATGATGAATCCTAGACACTATCGAGATTTTGGTGAGCGATGTGGTATTCCTATTAAAGTAGCTGCTTATTCTGATGATGACGGTATCTTTAATTCGGATAATGAATACCTTAAAACCATTGAAAAAGCTAAAGTTAGAGGCATTTCTGTACTCGAACAATATGATTTAAACGAACATCTTTTAGATATTGAAAGAGATACTTTGTATTTAATTGATAAAGAATTAACTCGATACAAAAAAGAAAGAAACATGAAAGACTTCACTGATTTATTATTGGAGTTTATTGAGAAAGATATGTCTCCAGAATTTGATGTTCTCTTTATCGATGAAGCACAAGATTTGTCCAACCTCCAGTGGCAAATGGTTCGGACCATGTGGAAGAAGTCTAAAAAGACATACATCGCAGGCGATGATGATCAGGCTATCTTCCAATGGGCCGGAGCCGACATTGATCACTTCATTGCTTTAAAAGATGAAGTCGATGAAATCAAAGTCTTAGAACAATCATATCGTATTCCTGGTGGACCTATCCATGAGTTATCACAAAAAATAATTGCTAATGTTTCTAATCGTTATGACAAAGTTTATAAACCAAGAGAAGAGACAGGTGTCTTAAAGTATTATGAAGATGTGACTCAAGTAGATATGAATGAAGGGGAATGGTTAGTCCTATCGACGGCTCATTATTTTTTAGATGATGTGAAAGAATTATGTGAGTTGCAAGGTTGGTACTATTCTCACCGTGGCAAAAATTCTATTTCTTTAGATTTATTATTTGCTATTTCTAATTGGGAATCGTTTCGTAAAGGAACACTTTTAACTAATTTAGAAATAAAAAATATTTATTCTTATTTAGGAAATAATGTAACACCTGGTTATCGTGACGGTAAAACTTTACATTCAAATACGAAGTATTCTTTACAACAATGTCAAGAAGAACATGGACTGCTCACTGATCAAGTATGGTTTGAATCTTTTGAAAAATTAGATACAATCACCGAAAACTATATAAGAAATATGAGAGCAAAAGGCGAGAAGATAAATAAAAATCCTAGGATTTTATTATCAACCATTCATGGTGCGAAAGGCGGGGAAGCGGATCATGTCTTAGTATTACCTGATCTAACAAAGGCTGCATTAGATCAAAGTGATAAAAGTCCCGATGAGTTACATCGATTATTTTATGTAGCAACAACAAGAGCAAAGAAATCATTACACATTGTCAGCCCTAAAAATTACGAAAGGTCCTATAATTTATGATAATAAAATACCAAAAAGGAAAAATCAGAATTGCTTTTAAAAGTGATGTGATTGAGTTAACAAAAAATGAATATAAAAACTTTCGAGAAGAATGTCGAGAAGTGGATATGAAATTATGGATGGAAGAAATTCCGGGAATGATTAAACAACATCAACGAGATTCCAGGAGTTCTAAATGAAAAGAAATATTCAAGAAATTTTATTTACTCCTCCGGTTGAATGGACACCACCCGAAGAATTAAAAAATTTAACACAAGCCAAAGAGATTGCAATCGACTTCGAGACTCGTGATGAAGAGTTAACGACCCGTGGATCGGGGGTTATTCGTGGTACCGGTGAAGTAGTTGGTATTGCTGTGGCTGTGGAAGGTTGGCAAGGATATTTTCCAATTGCTCATGAAGGTAGTAGTAATATTGATAAGAAAGTTGTTTTAGATTGGTTTGAAAATGAAGTTTTAAAAACCCCAGCTACCAAGATATTTCATAATGCAATGTATGATGTTCCCTGGATACGCGCTATGGGTTTAGAAATGCATGGTCAAGTCGTTGATACTATGATTGCTGCATCTTTAGTGAATGAAAATAGACTTCGATATAATCTCAATACCTTAGCTAAAGAATATGTGGGTATTGGTAAAAATGAAAAATCATTATATGAAGCTGCTAAAGAATGGGGGCTAGATCCTAAAAAAGAAATGTGGCGATTACCTCCCATGTATGTCGGTGAATATGCCGAGCAAGATGCCGTCGCTACTTTGAAGTTATGGCAAGAAATGAAAAAACAATTAACAGCTGAGGACCTTTGGGAAATCTTTGAAACAGAAACAGCTTTATTTCCGTGTTTAGTTGATATGAAATTTAAAGGTGTAAGAGTTGATATTGAAAAAGCACATAAAATTAAAAAGGATTTAATCAAAGAAGAAAAAACTTATTTGAAAAAGATTAAAGATAAAACAGGATTGGATGTAGAAATTTGGGCCGCTAGTTCTATTGCGAAAGTCTTTGATAAATTAAAACTACCATATGATCAAACAGAAACCGGAGCTCCCAGCTTTACGAAAAACTTTTTATCACAGCATCCAAATGAGGTAGCGCAGTCAATTGCTCAAGCAAGAGAGATTAATAAAGCGCATACTACTTTTATTGATACGATTTTATCTCATGAACATAAAGGTCGTATTCATGCTGACATCAATCAAATACGATCCGATGACGGTGGAACGGTGACTGGACGATTTAGTTATTCTAATCCTAATCTTCAACAGATTCCGGCGAGAAACAAAAAGATTGGTCCGATGATTAGAAGTTTGTTTTTACCGGAAGAAGGATGTCAATGGGGTGCTTTCGATTATTCGCAACAAGAACCGCGGATCGTGGTTCACTACGCTTATCTGTCCGAATTAAAAGGTGTTAGTGATATTGTTGATGCTTATCGAAAAGGAGATGCAGATTTCCACCAAGCGGTGGCTGATATGGCGGACATTGATCGTAAGCAAGCCAAAACAATTAATCTAGGTTTAATGTATGGTATGGGAAAGAATAAATTAAAAGCAGAACTTGGACTTTTAGATGAGCAAGCAGAAAAACTAATTGCTCAGTATAAAGAGAGAGCACCTTTTGTGAATGATTTAATTCATGCTGTTTCCAAGAGAGCACAAGAGCGAGGACGTATTCGTACTATTGGTGGTCGTGCGTGTCATTTTGATTTATGGGAACCCGCAACCTTTGGTGTTCATAAACCTCTTCCACATACAGAAGCAAGATTAGAATATGGTCCTGGTATTAAAAGAGCCTTTACCTACAAAGCCTTAAATAAATTAATTCAAGGAAGTGCGGCTGACATGACCAAGATTGCTATGGTTAAATTATATAAAGAAGGAATTATTCCAATGATTCAAATTCATGATGAATTGGATGTATCGGTCGAAAGTCCAGAACAAGCAGAAAAGATTATTAACATCATGGAAAGTGCTGTTGAATTGGTTGTTCCAAACAAAGTAGACTATGAGAAAGGACCTAATTGGGGGGAGGCAAAATAATGAAGTGTTGGCATTGTGATACACAATTAATATGGAATGCTGATCATGACTTAGAAGACAATGATGACTACGTCATCGTGACACATTTAAATTGTCCTAATTGTGATGCATTTGTAGAAGTATATTTACCAAAGGAGAAAGAAAATGAATGATAAAATAAATCCTAACTATTACAAGGATAAGATCATCGAAACGATCGATGCAATCGAATCTCAATTAACTCGAGACGAGTTTATTGGATATTTAAAAGGCCAAATATGGAAATAT